CTACAAAGAAAGGTGGCGTTCGTAAAACCGCCAGACGGGCATACAAATCAAGTAAAGGTAAACTTTACAATAGGAGCAAAAGAATGAAAAAAGGAATCCCCCATCCAAGTGTGACGGGCATGGCTAGCGGGCTTACAATAGCAAATTACCTGAATACAGGAACAACCACACCAAGTGGTAAAATTCAAGATGGAGTTATTAAAGATGTAACCGATGGTCAATTAGGACAGGCATTCAGTACTCTATCATCTAACGCAATTAATATGATTTCTTCAAATGAGGGACGTAAAACATTAGTAACCGCTGGGGGAATCGCCGCATTAGGTGCATTCGCTAGAAAACAGTGGCCTACTCTAAAACTCGGAGGAAGTAAACTTTACTTCAAACTCTAAAATGGCAGCGACAACTATCACTCGAACTTTTGACAGCACTCCTACAGACAAAGCCTATTTTTCTTTAACAGATAATATGCTTAGTTCTTCGCTAGGAAACATACAGGTACCACAGGGATCTAGTAGGATCTCCCGTGTGGATTGTGCCTTTGATACACTAAATGCAAAAGGCTATCAGGTTGTTTGCAGACTATTAGGATCTAATATGTCAGAACAAAACTTCACCATTATGGGAATAGCTGGCGATACTGCTGATGCAGCATGCGCTGTTGGTTTTAATTCAATTCCCGTTGCGTTTGGTTTATCTGGTGTAAATAATATAGATCTACAGATAGCGATACAATATGCTTCTGGGGGAAGTGCATCCGCTTCATCCGGTAGTGTAACTTTGTATTTTGAATAATGCCTAAAGAAAAATTTAGTTCTACCTATGTTGGTGGAAACCAAGCCTTTAGTATTTACGGGAACCAAATCGCTGGTAATTCTGGTTTGGTTGCAGTAGATAATACAGAAACGGATCTTCTTAATTCAAAGACAGGCAAATATTATGCTAAAGTTAAAGTTTTATTTTCTTATGGTATAAGTACTTTAGATGGCGATAACTATGTTTATCGAATTAGGTTTAATGGTGTTGTAGTATGGCAACACATAGTAGATCATAGTTTAGCCCAATATTCTTTTCTTAGTATGATTCCTATAATACTTCCACCAAATACAGAAGTTCGATGTACTGCAGAAAATACAACTGATACTACTGAACACAATCAAATCGTAACTTTAGCCGGTAAAGTTTACTTGTGACATTAGCACCTAGTGAATCAGTATTACGTGTTAAGGAAGGTTACATTTACGGATGGAGTGGATCTAAAAGTTTAACTGCTTCTCCTGTCACCCTCCTCAACTATACTAATCCTTCTGACTACTTTTTAACTAGAATAATGATAGGTTTAGATTGGAGTGGTATGGGAACCGCTGAAACTATCTCATATACAATACAGGTAGATGGTGTCGGTCTTTTTGTTGAAAAGTCAGTGATAGGAGACGTTGGTGTGGTTGGTGCTATAATGCAACCTAAAATGTTTGAGTTTGTTATTCCTCCTAATTCAACCGTTAAGGTTTTGGGTACTCAATCCGCTAATAATGGATCTATTTCATGTATGCTAACTGGTTATAAAATATGAAACTTCCCGAATCAGCTAAAGATTTTGAAAAGTTAATGAAAAATGTAGACTTTACCAGAATCATGCAAATTGCTATACCTATTCTTCAACCTATTATGATTGGAGGATTATGGTTATTAGCATCACGTTTTGATAAAAGAGCAGACGCTTTATCAAAATTAATAGCACTAGCTGAACCAATACCGACAGTAGATCTAAATATCCCAAAACCTGTAGTTTTAGCCAGTCTTTATCATTCTGTTGATGAGTTAGCAGATGTATTAGGAGATGTATTAAAATTTCTTCAAAATTTAGAAGTACCTTCAGCTGAAGAAATAGTCGAAACTGTAAAAGAAGAACTATTACCAGAACCTTTAGACGTACCAAAAACTTTAACCGATTTCAACCAATGTTTAAAAAATTATGAAGATACAGTACCAACCTTTCTAAAAAATAAATTGTCTAAGGCTCTGTATATTGAAGGGTGTATGGTTCGGAAAGGTTACGGTCAAAAAGCAATTAAAGAATGGATTAGAATAAAACTCTCATGAATGATACAACATTTGCTATTATCTGGTTACTTTCGTTTTTTTTATATTTATTAATTTATACTTATCATATACCTAGAATGACTCAAAAACGTATTGAGGTGTGGTTGAGAGATAGTGAATCAGATGATACGTTACTATTAGCTTTAGAAGTAATCGTTAAAAGAATAAGAGAGCAAACACTAGTAGATTTTGAAGAATATATGTTACCGTTAGCAAGAAAAAATCTTCAAAAGTTTTTTTCTGGTGCTATGGGAAATGTAGCTAGAGAAATGAAAGATGGAGAAGAAGGATCTAAAATGAAGATGATGCATGATATTGCTAATGAACTTTCTGACCAACCATGGTACGTTCAAATGTTAGGATCTAAACTTATGCCAATTTTGGCAAAAGCAGAATCGAAACCAAACATTAAGCCAGACATAGGCATGGGATTGCAGAAATAACGCACTTTAAACGCACAATAACGCACTCCAAACGCAACCCCAACCCATTGACACCCTAAGCTCCCCCGTTTATCTTACGGCCACAGTTAGAGCACGTCGCTGATACACGACCCCAGTTCATATTATAACAAGTACAAAGAGCTTTCATCGTTTCCTCCCGTGCCAGTGACATCTATCACCATGTTTATCGCAATGTATACAAATCCGTTTCATAGTCTTTCCTTGATATCTTCTAGTAGATCTATAACTTCACACTTCCAACACTTCCATATTACTTTCCCGTAATTGTTAGTAGTGCATTTATCACAGGCTAGTAACAAATTTAACTCCACACATAGGACAATAAACAAAAGGATCTGTATCTTTATCATCTTGTTCCCAACTAGTATCGCAAGGCTTACAGATTAGTTTCATACTTCTTCCCAGCGTAAGCCGTCTGACGCTTTCCATACCCAATAGAATATACCTTCTTTAGGCCAGTGTGATGCCGTCTTAAAATCCTTTAATAGATAAAAGGAGGATGTAGAATAAGACTCTTTGGTTTTAGGTTCTGAATCAGCGTGATACTCAAAAGTCTTTTCTCCATCCTGATCTAAGTTCTCTATTGTAGTAACTAATCGACACGTTACCCTTACCCCGTCTTTTATACCCTTGTCTGTATCAATTTTACATTCTTCCGCTAGATCTACAGTGACTAGGGTCATATCATCATCCTTAACTTTAAGGTATGAATCACGCTTCTTCAATGGTGAAGAAATGTCAGGCTTTACTAATTCTTTATTAGATGCATCCATATACTATCATTAAGAAACTAGTATATAACTTAAACCTGTAAGAGAAAAGTATTATATAATCAATTAAACCTTATTTGTTTATGCCTGTCGGAGTTTATCGGAAGAAAAACAAGAAAGGTCGTTTCATGTATTTTCGAAATGGTAAACTAATTTCTAAGAAGTCTTATGATGCATCCACATCAAGGCGATCTACAAAGAAAGGTGGCGTTCGTAAAACCGCCAGACGGGCATACAAATCAAGTAAAGGTAAACTTTACAATAGGAGCAAAAGAATGAAAAAAGGAATCCCCCATCCAAGTGTGACGGGCATGGCTAGCGGGCTTACAATAGCAA